AGAATCTAATTACTAGATTCCTCTACATGAGGATAGGGGTAGGGAAGCGAGAGTGGAACTACCCCGACCCGGGATCATTATGGATAAAGAATTTATAGAGCTGTTTAAAGGGTATGAAGGTGATTTTGGCATGGCCGACATGTCTAATACATCTGTAGATACTGATAAAAACAAAATTAAACCTAACTACGAGTGGGCAGGGAGACCTGTCACTGATTCAGATTATTTAAATCACTTGCAAGGAAAAAAATCTATTGGAATACAACCTTGTAAAATTGATAAGACAGCACAATTTGGTTGCATAGATATTGACCCACCAGACTATGGAACATTTAAAGTAGAAAATTATTTAGCATTATTTCAACAATACAAATTACCATTAGTTCCTATACTTTCTAAAAGTGGTGGACTACATTGTTATATATTTTTAAAGGAGGCAATACCTACAGTAGATTTAATAGAAGCATTAAAAGCTTTTCTACTACCACTAGGATTAAAACCTACGACAGAGGTTTTTCCTAAACAGAAAGAATTACAGAAGGATGACAAAGGCGACATAAAACCAGGAAATTTTATAAACTTACCATACTATGACAATGGTAATTCTAATAGATACGCAGTTGATAAAAACAATTCTAAATTATCAGTAGAAGCATTTATAAAATTTGCTAACGAATCTAAGATTGACAAAGAAACTTTAGACAAACTTGTAGAAGATACACACAGAAATATTTTAGTAGGCACTAATGCAGAGTTTGATGATGGACCACCATGTTTAGCTTTGTGTTCTAAAACAAAACTCGATGATGGTAGAGACAGGTTTATGTACAACTACATGGTTTTTGCTAAAAAGAAGTACAAAGACAAATGGCCTGACCAAGTATCAGCTGCAAACTATAGTTATTTAGAAACACCATGGGACAAAGCAAAATTAGATCTTAAAATAAAAGCATGGAAGGGAGAAACAGCAGGTCATACTTGTTATGAAGATCCTATCAAAGATAAATGCATGCGTAGTCTTTGTTACAAAAAACCTTTTGGTGTTAAGTCAGATAGCATATCTGTATTTCCAGAAATACAAGATTTTGAAATGATAACGTATGCGGAACCTGAGTATAGATTTAATGTTATTATGCCTAACGATGACAAGATACAGGTAATAATTACTAATACAAAATTAATGACAACACAAAAAGAAGTTTTAAATTTAATATGGCAACAAACTGGAGTTTACTTTGAGCCATTAAAACCAAAAGATTTTAGAGCAAAATTAAACGAGTGGCGTAGAAGTGGACAAAAAATTACACCACCTAAAGGCACACAAATAGAAGATAGATTAGAAGAAGAACTGTTTCAATATTGTATTAATGGACCACAAGCACATCAACGTAGTCAAATACATAATGGTTCTTGTTATACAGAAGAAGGCTATCATTACTTTAGGTTTAATTCTTTTATTGAACACTTAGGTAATGGTTGGAAAATACCAGAAGAAAAAATTGCACAAAAACTAAAAGACAAATGTAATGTAGAGTTTGATCACTCACTAAACGTAGACGGTAAAACTCTTAAAGTATGTAAGGTTGTACAACTACATGTAGATAAAATAGAATATAAACCAGTGGCAAGAAAGGAAAGTAATTACTAATGGCTAGATATAAAGTTGTGGGTCCACCAGGTACAGGTAAAACAAGAAGATTATTAAATACTGTACATAAATATGTGAAAGATGGCACACGTTTAGATCAAATAGGTTATTTTGCATTTACACGTAAAGCAGCTGGTGAAGCACGAGATAGATTCCTAGCTCAAAATCAACATCTAGATAAGAAAGATGTAAAGTATTTTCAAACTTTGCACTCATTAGCATTTAATAATTTATCATTAAAAGAAGAAAACGTAATGCAAGAAGGCAATTACAAAGCAATAGGAGAAAGTGCTGGTATACAAATTAAATACGCAGCTTACGAAACAAATAATTTTAATGGAATTTTTTCGTCGGATAGTGAATATTTAAGTTTAATTAATTTAGCCAGGGTAAAACAAATACCTGTAGAAGATCAGTTTGATCTTAATGAACATTTAACCTGGATAGAAAGAAGCAAACTACTAGCAATAGATACAGAAATAAAAAACTATAAAAAAACATACGGCCTAATTGATTTTACTGACATGTTAGAAAAATTTTTAAAACAACATCGTGACGAGATACCTAAATTTAAAGTTATTTTTGTAGATGAAGCGCAAGATCTATCGCTTATACAATGGTCTATTATAGAAAAACTAGAGAAAGACACAGGATGTGATGTATGGGTGGCAGGCGATGATGATCAAGCTATATTTGGCTGGGCTGGTGCAGATGTAGATTCTTTTATTTATTGGAAGTCAAGAGAAATACTTTTAAATAAATCTGAAAGAGTGCCGAGTATTGTACAACAAAAAGCTTTGGGAATCATCAACAGAATTTATTATAATAGAATACAAAAAGATTACTTACCTAAAGCAGAAGCAGGCAATATTTTTGAAAGATACAAATTAAGTGACATAGATTTAACTGAAGGAGACTGGTTAATTCTTACTAGAACTAAAGCTTTATTAAAACCCATAGCTCCTTATTTAAAACGTAAAGGATTATTTTTTAGTACAGCACAAGGTAATAGTATTGGTAAAAGTTTGTACGAAGATATTTTATCTTGGGATAAATTAAAACGCGGTGAGCCAATTGGTGAGGTACAGGAACAAAGAATTAAGGAACGAGTATCAGGCGACAAGGATCTTACTAAAGAATGGTACGAAGCATTTAACACAGGTTCGTTATCACAAAAAGAATACATGAAGGCAATGTTAACTAACAAAGAAAATTTATCTAAAGATCCAAGAATAAAAATTTCTACTATACATGGCGCAAAAGGTGGTGAAGCAACTAATGTAGTTTTGTTTTTAGATCAAACTACAAATACAATTAAAGGAGCAAAAAAATCTCAAGCAAAACAAGACGAAGAATTTAGAGTTTGGTATGTGGGAACAACAAGAACAATGCAAAACTTGTTTGTAATTAAATGCAAAAATAAATCAAAGGAGTTTAAACTATGAGTAAAGTTTGGGACAAACAACACGGAGGATCACATTATCAAAAATATAAAATTCAACCCAGTAAGTTTGTAGTTGAGAATGAGTTGCTATACCCGGAGGGATGTGCTATAAAATATATTATTCGCCACCGCGATAAAGGAAAGAAGCAGGATCTATTGAAGGCAATACACTTTATAGAAATGATTATTGAAAGAGACTATAAATGATTGAAGCACAGACAGAGTGGGTGAAGCCTACAGAATTTCCAGATTTAAGACAAGCAAATACAATTGCTATTGATTTAGAAACACATGATCCAGATTTAAAAAGTTTAGGAACAGGTTCTATTGTTGGTAGAGGTAAAGTAGTAGGCATAGCAATTGCTGTTGATGGCTACACGGGATACTTTCCTTTCGATCACGAAGGCGGTGGTAACCTTGAAAAAAGCAAGGTTTTACAATGGTTTAAGGACATTTGTGAATGTCCAGCAGACAAAGTTTTTCATAATGCAATGTACGATGTGTGTTGGATTCGTTCGATGGGAATAAAATTAAACGGAAATTTATATGACACTATGATCGCTGCATCATTAGTTAATGAAAATAGATTTAGATATGATCTTGGATCTTTAGGTTGGGACTATTGTGGTCGAGGTAAAAACGAAACAGAATTAGTTGCAGCTGCAAAAGAATGGGGACTAGATCCAAAAGCAGACATGTGGAAGATGCCAGCAATGTATGTTGGTAACTACGCTGAACGTGATGCAGAGTTAACGTTAGCTTTGTGGAGAGTCATGCAAAAAGAATTAAGCGACCAGGATCTAGGATCTATTTTTGATTTAGAGACACAACTTTTTCCTTGCCTTGTTGATATGCGTTTTTTAGGAGTACGTGTAGATTTAGAAGGAGCTCACAAATTGAAACAACAATTAGCTGGAGAAGAAAAAGAACTACTACAAAAAATAAAAAAAGAAACACAAGTAGATGTTCAAATATGGGCAGCACGCAGTATCGAGAAAGTTTTTCAAAAACTGTCCCTACCATATGACCGAACCGAAAAAACAAATTCTCCATCATTTACTAAAAATTTTCTTTCTTCTCATGAACATCCTTTAGTTAAGTGTATAGCAAAAGCTAGAGAGATTAACAAGGCACATACAACATTTATAGACACAATTATTAAATACGAGCACAAGGGTAGAATACACGCAGATATAAATCAAATTAGATCTGATAGTGGCGGAACAGTAACCGGAAGATTTTCTTATTCTAATCCTAACTTACAACAAATTCCTGCGCGCAACAAAGACTTAGGTCCTTTGATCAGATCCCTCTTTATACCTGAGTCGGGTTGCGAGTGGGGATGCTTTGACTACAGTCAACAAGAACCAAGACTTGTAGTGCATTATGCATCCCTAGATCAAGACTCTAGTGTCTTTAATGTTAAAGACGCATACAACGAAGGCGATGCAGACTTTCATACTATCGTTGCAAAAATGGCACAGATACCAAGAGAGCAAGCTAAAACAATTAATCTAGGTTTATTTTATGGCATGGGTAAAGCTAAACTACAAGCAGAGCTTGGTGTGTCAAAAGACAAAGCAGAAGAATTATTTTCTGTTTATCACAACAGGGTGCCTTTTGTTAAAACATTAATGAAAAGTGTATCAAACAGAGCACAACAAAGAGGACAGATACGTACATTACTTGGCAGACTTTGTCGTTTCCATTTATGGGAACCAAATAGTTTTGGTATGCATAAAGCATTACCATTTGAACAAGCAGTACAAGAACATGGTCCAGGTATTAAACGTGCCTACACATACAAAGCATTAAATAAATTAATACAAGGATCAGCTGCAGACATGACTAAAAAATCTATGTTAGATTTGTACAAAGAGGGTATTATACCTCACATACAAATACATGATGAACTAGATATTTCTGTAGAAAATGATAAACAAGCTAAGTTAATTAAAGAAGTTATGGAATCAGCAGTTGACTTAGAGATACCTAACAAGGTAGACTATGAATCCGGTAAAAACTGGGGTGACATACACTAGGAGGAAATATGGTTAAAAAATACATAGATAAATTTATGGTATGGCAATTACATAACAGAAGAGAAATCATTTGTTTTGTAGCTGGTATTATCGTAGGGGCAATCTTTTTATAATGTGCCATGGCTTACTTGAATGCAAACATTCCTGTAACATACGCACAAATTAGAAGAGAATATTTATATGATCTTAAAGCTCATCATGGAGAAGTTGAAGACTGTATTATCTTCGGCATGTCAGCTATCACAGGTAAATCAATTCTTTGGCACGCGATTATGGAAAATGGTGCAATCTTTTATAGATTACCTATCACAGCTTTTATACAACGTGGATTTAAGGCTAAGGATGTTCCTCAACGTAGACTTGATGAGCTTCAGCTCTGGAATTGTTTTAGTTATTATCCTGCTATTACTAATTGGGATATCTTAGATGGACAAGCTG